GAAACGCTTCAATATTTGCCGAGCCGTCAAATTTTACGCCGTTAATTGTCCTTGCCGTTTTCAGCTTTGTTGCTGTAGCAGCATTGCCGGATAGTTCGCCTGAAAGACCACCGCTGAATGTCTGTTTCGCCATCCATGTCTGAGCTTCGTCGATAATTGGCACACGTCTTGTCGTGATCGTGCGGCTTCCCGGATTTCCTGAAATACGCACCATAAAAAAGCGGTAGTTCGCTTTACTTACAGTGCTGCGCCACACATGCATTGAGCGCCCCGCACCGGAATCATCACTCGGACCGACTGAGATGTTTATCAGGTTGCCATCAATGACGCCCCAGTCCATACCGTCGGGAATATTGGCCATGTTATCAAGCCGAACGGTTATCAGACTACCCGGCACAAAGTCGTAGGTCTGCCAGTCCAGACTGGATAATTTTGCCACTGCGCCACCGATGCCCAGATTCAGAGGCAACGAAAAGGAGTTATATACTTCTCGCCATTCGGTCCATTTGCTCCCGGCGTAGACGCGCTCAAAAGTGCGCCCCTGTGTGGTTTCTGATTTCCCTGTGGTTGTGTAACGCTGCCAGACAGACACACCATCAAAACGTCTGATTACTTCCAGTATCCCAAGTAGTGTCGCGCCAACGGTGTCCAGCATCGGACCGTTTGTTGCCTTTCCTGTAACACTGTAAATACCGGGGTCGGTTAGAACATTTAAATCACCTTCGTAATAACGACTCTCTGACTGATGACCGACTCTTAACCACGGTTCCCACTGCGGATTTGATGCATCCCAGCTTGCCGCAAGGCAGCGGACATACATATTTCCACGGCGAGTGGTATAACGTTGCGTTCTTCCATAATTCCCGCCTTCGAGGATCTCAAGCATCCCCTGAGCAAAGCCGCCTTCCTCTGGATAATTGCGTTCATATGAAGCTATAGCCGAGCTACTGTTACGCCATAAACCAAGATGTTCGGCGGCTCCAAGCGTATTCAGGTCTATAGTCGTACTCAAAGGGCGGGTAGCTGATTGAGTGTGACGCCATACGCCCCACGGACCATCAGTGCCATTCCACTTATTGGCGAGTTTACGCATGTATACATTGCCGTCTCTTGTGGTAAAGCGTTGCGTGCCTGCAAAATTGCCGGCAGCAAAAACCTCAAGCACACCGACAGCATTATCTTCCGGGAAATTTTTCTCCAGTGTTGCGTTAGTTGAAGTAGCTTTAGACCAGATCCCCAGATAAGCCTTAACGGGACCAAATGTATTCAGATCAGCATCAACCGGCATTTCGCCGTTGTTTTTCATAAACGTCAGGCTGGTAACGCCAACATTGTCCAGAAAAGCGTCCTTATCTGGAATATCGCCACCGTTCTGGTCTTTCTGCAGACGTTTCTCAGCATTGTCATAGGCTGCTTTTACTGCCTTTGGCGTTGCAGCCTGCTTTTCACTGGTGCTGTTTGTTGCACTGCTTAACTGAGTAAAACCTTTTTCTGTCAGCGTGGCGTCAGGATGGCGGCGGGACTGCTCATGCTCTGCGATTTTGTCATCGACGTAATCCTGCGTCGCCATCACTGTGCTGGCATCAATACTCAGCTCAACGGACGCCACGTTGCTGAGAATAATAACCATGCGGCAGGTCTGCGCACGTCCGGAGCCTTCAGCCAGTTCTGGCTTATAGCTTTCAGCCATGTTGGATACCGCAATCAGTGTTCCGGCATCGTCATACAGACCAAGCTCACGCATCCAGAAGCCGCCCACTTCGGGCGGTACAACCAGTTCAGCCACAATATAGTTTTTATTCTTATTATCCACACTGACTTTATTCAGAGCGTGACGCCAGACCTCATGCACCAGTTTCGTCTGACCGGCATCCGGCACCGGTAATTTGCCATTACCGTCACCCACGGCCATTGCAGACAGGTTTACTTTTTTCCCGCCGGGGACAGTGGCGGCTGCCAGCTTTGCGGCTCCGGCAGTAGTGATAACGGTTTTAAATTTCGTGCTCATTGTTTCTCACTTATCCGGGATAAACAGTAATAACATCACCATCACAGACCACACCGCCTGTATACAGGTAGCCGGGAATGTCCTGGATAATGTTCAGGCCGATAAGGTGGCGACTTGCGGGTTTGGCGTCGGCAATCAGCCGTTCCATTTCCAGATACATTTCCTCGGTCACACCACTGTCCAGCGTGCCAACATCAACCTTGAATGTTCCGGGTTCTCCGCCGAACTCCCACCACTCAGACACACGAATGAGGTATCCCAGCGGCTCAATGGCCCGGCGCAGTGCGCTGATGGTCCCTTTGTGTCGGTGTATCAGCCATGCATCACGAATCACCTGTCGCTTTGTCTCTTCCGGCCAGTTGCGATCCCAGCGGTCAACGGAAAATGCCCAGGCGAGATAAGGCAGCAGATGCACCGGGCAGGTGTCCGGTGACCACAGCGTGTTGAGGTCTACCGGGATGTTTGTAATGCGCGCTCCGACAGCTTCGGCGCAACGCATGAAACTGCTGGCTGATGGCGGTAACAGTGAATTACTCATTACGCCCACCTTCGCTGATGGTGAATGACTCACAGCGCGCCGCCTGTATATCGCTGATGGCCATATTCTGTGTGGGTTCGATTATCTCCACGCGTTGCACACCGTGCACATGCAGTGCGGCAGCAATGGCGGACAACGCCACGTCCTGACCGATAAGCCCCTGCTCAGACAGCCACTTCCTGAACGACGATTCCGCCGCGGCCAGAATAGGTTCGGATTCCGGGCCGGGGTAAAAGTACAGTTTTGCATTCAGCCGCCATGTCACGATTCTGGCACTCTGTACGGTCAGGCGGTCGGCCACCGGGCGGGTATCCTCTGCATTCAGAACGGCGCGAACGGTATTAAGCAACGCCTCCGTTGCTGTGCCGTCGCCCTCAGTGGACAGGATGGAAACCGTCACACTGGCCGGAGACGGACTGATAGCCCGCGCATCGCGCACCAGACCGCTGGCGCTGCGGGCAAAATACTCGTATGCACCTGACGGGCCAGCAACACTCAGACCGTCATATGCCCGTTGCGCCCGTAGTCTCAGCGAGGTGTCACTTTCCATCACTGCGTCGGTGGTATCCGTTGCCGGAGTGATAACCAGGCGCTTTGTGTTCATATTGCCCGCGAGGTTGTCCAGGTCTGTCCCGGCGCTGTGGCTTAACATGCAGGCGCGTGCGCCCTCGTTAACCCGCTGGCGTAACAGCATTTCACGAAACGACATGGTTTGAGCGATAACGTTAAGGGGTTCCGATTCCAGCTCCAGCGCGGCGGAGACGGCTTCACGCTGTTCGGCGGGATAAGCCGCAATCATCATGGCCTTTGTGTCAGCCAGAATTGCTTCAAAGTCAGGCTCCGCGATGATGGCGGGTTCCGGTAACTGGGAAAGGTCAACAGCGGGCATGATTTACTCCCTCAGCGTGATGGTTAATTCAACATTCTGCATGGTCTGCATGACAGTGCCCGACAGCGTCACCCCTGCGCGGCCTCCTGCCTTCCAGACAACGTCGATAGCGTCCAGGGCAATGCGGGGTTCCCATCGTGTCAGTGCAATCACGGCAGCACTCATGCATTGCAGACGCGTGGTGTTATTCATGGGTTCGTCAATCAAATCAGGCACAAGGCTGCCATATTCCCGTCGCATAACCCGGCTTGCCAGCGGGGTGGTCAGGATGTCCCTGACTGACTGTTTCAGGTGCTCCATATCGTTCAGGTTTCCCGTCCCGTCCGGATTCATTCCTGTGTAGCGGGTTGTCACTGCGGGCCTCCTGTCGAATCGCTGCCACCTTTAACGCCACCGTGCTTATGCGTATGCACTGTGATGCCGTTTGAGGTGAAATTGCCGCCGCTGTGCGTGATATTACCGCTCATCTTTCCCCCTTTTGTGACGTCAAGCGTCGCTGTTCTCAGAAGGTCTGTGCATTCCACGACAGGCGTGTCCAGTGTCACGCTGACGGATGCCTGCAGGGTGGCTGTTTTCATGCCGCTGGCGCTCAGTGCGCCTGCGTCCGCGTCGTAGCGGAACACCGCGCCATCCGGCGCGCTGACCACGATTTCTTTCAGGCTTTTGCCGGGGGCCGGATTGGCATCACTCCACAGACTGCCAATTATCATGGCTGTTTCCGGGTTGCCGCCGATGCAGGCAATTACCACCTGTTCGCCGGGTGATGGCGGCAACCACACATTGAAGGCTCCCGCGCGCGTGGTGTTCCAGCGCAGCCAGCCTGTTTCCAGTTCGCCGCTGCGAACACGCACGCACCAGGATTCCTCATCAACTTCAGAGATGATCCCGGTGCGGATGATGTTGCTCAGCAGTCGCATGAGTTCTGCGCTCACCGTACAGCCTCCGCAATCCGGCCCAGCACCGTGTTATAAATCAGGCGTTCATCTGCCTGACTGATGCCCAACAGCTCACGTACCGGGTAATCGGTGAAAATGCCCGGCGCAACCTGATCGCGCTCACCGAACTGATGAACGCGTGCAATACGTGCGGCCACGCCGCTGTAACCCACCGTCACACCGGAAGCATCTGCACGGGCTTTCAGGTAGCGGGCGGTGCGCAGTTTTACGAACATGGGGACGCGCTTTGTGCTGTCCTGGTTGATGCGCCGGGTGCGTATTTCCAGAAAACGGTCGATGTCATCCCGGTAAAACGTGCGGATATTATTTTTATCCTCATCCCACCCGGTAATGGTTCGCCCGTATTTCCCCGTGTCGTGATGCCAGTTTTTCAGCGTGCGTGCTTCGTTATTCCAGATAAAGCGAATGCGCTCCTGTATCCGGGTTACGCGGCGTCTGCGTGGTGTCCATGCGGTCCCGTCCGGCGCTTTCTGTGACCGGATACGCGCCTGCTGGGCGCGGCGTAAATCCTGTGCCAGCTTTCTGGCGATGTTATTGATGGCCTGCTGATTCAGGCTGTCGCGGATAGCCTCAAAGGTTTCATCCACGCGGGTGAATGCCTTATCCATCGCTTTCACCCCACGTCACATCCTGGAATACATGCGACCAGTCGCCTTCGGAAGATGGCAGACGGGGTTTTGGCTCCGGCAGGTGTTCTGCCTGCGGTGTCCCCTGACTGCTGCGCGTGATGCGAACGCGTTCCCGCAGAGGGAGCGTAAACAGGAGATCGGCGCTGTCATCGTCATTGATAACGGCGGAGAATTTGATGTCCTGATTACGCTCCGGATTGAGCAACAACTGCGGCTGATTTTCGGATAACCACGCCAGTAGCGGCAGCGTGAGGTCGTCCAGCTCCCCGGCGTAATCCATGACAAACATCACCATCTGATAGCGGTAAACAAACGAGGGCGTTTCTCCGGTCGTTTCAATGTTGCCGCTCTCCACGAAAATGGTGAATTTTTCCGGGTTGGCCTGACACCATCGGCATGAACGGGTCATGGCTTCACGCAGGGAATCAGTTTTCAGCATGGTTGTTGTCCTCGTTGTTCAGTCGTTGCAGCCTGCGCTGTTCCAGTAATTCAATGGCCCGTTTATCCGCGTTACAGGTTTCCAGTGCATCCAGAAGGCGGTCACCCCATATACCGAGATTTCCCCATGTGGGAGTATCAGGGAAGGGGGGAGGCGTTACCGGTATGGTCAGCGTCTGCGGTATAAGCCGGACTGATGGCGCTGGCCGTGGCGCGTTCTGCGTGCCTGCGCAACCTGTCAGTAAAACGAGCGTCAGGCAAAGCGTGGGCGCATTCATCTTTTGCAATATCGTTGCGTAGCTGTTCACGTCTGGCCTCTCCGTCCTGATTGCGTTGCTGATTTTCCGCGCGGAGTTGTGCCAGCACCTGCTGCATATCCTGTACCCCGGCGCTGATGATATTCAGGGTGTCGACGGTACTTTTCAGGGTGCTGGCCTGCGCTTCGTTTCTGGCGTTCTCCCGGCCCAGTGACCACGACAGACGCATGGATGCTCCCCATGCGGCAATCAGAAGGAAAGCGACACCCAGCGTGGGCCAGAGCTTCATGCCGGATAGGCTCCGTGTGGTAACTGAAAATGCGGCCCGTCTTTCAGGGTCTTCCAGTCGCCGCCCCATTCCACCGGAATATTCAGTTCCCGGCTGGCCTGTCTGAATGCTGCTGCGATTTTTTCGTACAGCGGCCATTCCCATGACACCTGGCTGCCGATATAAGCCACAACATCCACGGCATGTCCCGTAAGGTGGCGGCTGTTCATGGTCTGGCTCTTACCTGTGGCCACAAGTTGCTTCTGGCGGTAACGGCTGCGCAACCCTTCGGTGATACCAAAATCCACTTCCGAAATTTCCAGTGCCCGTCGGGTCACTTTCACCAGATCAGGATTTACGCCCTGCAAATTCTTTTCGCTCCGGCTGCTGAATTTAAATGTGTTGCTCATTCGTCCTTCTCCTTCACCCTGCGATTAAAGGCCGCAATAACCTTGTCGCGTGCTTTCTCTGCGCCCATAAAACCGATTGATGCGCCGATAAACGTCACGGCATCTTCAGGAAACCCGAAGAAGCGCAACGACCCGGCCACGGCCATGGCAAGAACGCCGCACGCCAGCGATCCCGTTACGGTCTGAACCAGTGTCCGCCCGTCATAAAGACTCATCAGCGCGGAAATGCTGACCGCCGCGCCTACTGCATACACCGTTGGCAGGTGGTCAAAGAGCCACGCAATAACCTGCTCTGTGATCCCTGTTTGAATGGTGCTCACTGCTACTCCCCCCACAACTGAATCATTTCTCGTTTCTTCTTCTCCGGCTCCGGCATCTCCACTTCCTGCCCGGCGTCCAGAAATACCTGCTGACAGAGTCCGGGGTTGGCATCCAGCACCTTTTCGGTGACGCCCTGCGTCGTGCCGTAGTACCGGAAACAGAGCGAATCCACGGTGTCGCCTTCCAGTGCCTTCACTTTCATCAGCACAACTCCGCAAAAATTCGCGGGCGGCGCAGAATGTCAGAGATGGCCCAGCTCACATCGCGCCACAAATCCGATGTCTGTATATCCAGTGCGTCCGCCCGGCGGTCGCCCTTATCCGTTGTGTCCGCATCGCGGTAACGCTCCAGAATCAGGGCGCGTGTGGCGGTATAAACAGCATTGCGCCAGTGCCAGAGATTGACGCTTTCTCCGTTAATTACGGGGGCCGGAACATCGGCCAGCGTCTGATGGCCAGCCGCCTGCTGTTCCTGCTGCCACGCTTCCAGCTCGCGGGTAACGTGTGCCACGGCCCCGGTGGCGGTATGCAGCAGGCGGGAGGTGGTCACACGGCCCGGCAGTCGTATCGCCAGACGCAGCTCACGCAGCACAATATCCGGCCAGAATGCACCCGCTGAAATACGGGTATCACCATCATCGGTATCGGTGATGTCGTCCTCTGCGGGGCCGGGGTTGGTTCTGGCAACCATACTCATGGGGTTCACTCCTGAAAAAATCGGGCGGTGGGTGCGCGGTGTAAACGGTCACGGAGTCAAACCGGAACACCGCGCACGCCGCCCGCTGACGGGGTCAGTCGTTAACCGCGCTTCGCCTTCTGCGTCGCGGTGGTTTTTCGTGTTGCAGGCTTCCGCGTTGTCTTTTTACTTTTGCTGCTTTCGTCCTGCGCCTGCGGTGTGCTGGCGTCTTCTGGTGCGGCTGCGGAATCGGCTTTTTTCAGGGCGCGGGAAAGGGTTGCAATCTCGCGTTTCACACCTGCGTTCGGGTTCAGGTGCATCGCTTCGCGCAGCAGCTTCAGTGATAAGGCCATGTTGTCTGCATTGGTCAGACCACGACGGGCAAAGGCGCACGCCTTGCATAATTTGGCGCGCACTTCGTCCGGCATGTCCTGGTCTGTGACAATCTCCCGGAGGGTGTCCAGTGGTTCGATAAAGGCGGACAAATCCGCGTCAGCATCCGTCCCGGCCTGCGTCAGTACCGGGTTGCAGATTTCTTCGGTCAGTACCGTGGCAGCAGTACGGCCAAAGTTATCCGGCATAATGAGGTTATGACGGACCACATACGCACCAATACGCAACGCAAGCGGAAGATCGCCGCAGTCAATCGCCCACACCATCAGCGTGGCAATCACTTCATCCTGCTGCCCGCCGTCAGCCTCCAGCGTTCCCTCAATCCAGCCGGAAAAATCCGGCAACAACTCTTTTTTGATGGCGGCTTTCGCGCTTCTGGCCTGTACGCCCTTAAGCCGGGCCTGTGCCAGACGCAGACGATACAGCACCTCTTCATGCGCGGTACGCGCGGCGTGGTCCACGCCTTCATTCGCCCGGCCTGCGCGCTGTGCCATCACGTTCTGCCAGTGTTGTTGTGCAGGAGTAATCATTTTTTCTCTCCGTTACAGGCGGGCATGATGCCCGCCGTGAGTTGATTAGCTGTCGGCGAACTTCAGGCCAGTGACCATCGCGCACTTGCCATAGTCTTCAACGACATAAGCGTCATTGATGGACTGGTAGGTGGCGATGCGGTTGTATTCCGGCTCGTCTTTCATCAGGCGACGCATTGAACCTTTCTGCCAGTAAATCGACAGGTTGTTGAACGAGGTGATAAGCATCGTTGAATCCGGGAAGAACGGCGCAAGGAACACGCCCAGCCCGCCAATGGTGCGCGATGACAGGATGAGCTGCCCGGCGAGTAATTCCGCATTGGGATTCTGGCCGCTGATGCTGTTCAGCACGGGCAGACGCAGCGAGTTAAACAGGTTGCGCCCCATAATCACCACGAGGTCGTCAGCTTCCTTGTGCCATTCATCCAGCAGGGATGAACGCGCGTCCTGTACCAGTGCATCAGCGTTCGCATACTTACCCGCGTGCGCCACGGTGTTGTCCATGTTGCGGGAGGTCAGCGTCACGTCATTCATAACGCGTTCGCTGGCGTCGGTTCTGATGTGCTCCAGCCAGCCCACGTTAACGTCCTGAAGCAGCTTGTTGGTGCTGAAGTTGGACTCATCCGCGTGAGACGTGCCGTTGAAACCGATCATGATGCGGTCAAGCGCCACCTGTCGGGCAATCTGTGCGCTGATGCGGGACTGAAAATCAGGGTGTGCCGACCAGGCATCAAGCTGCGGATACGAAATAAACGTGTCGTAGTTCACCTGTTCGCACTGGTATTTGCGGTTTTTCAGATCAACCACGTTATTCGGGTTACGGCGTTTTGTGCCGTCATAACTGGTATTCGTGCGCGCAATCGGCCCGGTGGTATCCAGGAGGATTTTTTCGCCTTTCTGGTCGGTCACGCCGATCACGTTAATTCTTTTTGTAAATTCGGTGCTTTCCTTTGAGGCGTTTTCAAAACGCTGCTGCACCGAGGGTTCTACGGTAAATCGCGATACCAGTGCGGAAACCGGGATATTGTTAAGCGACGCCTGCTGCGCCATATAGCAACCCAGCTTGTTGCGGGTAATATCTGACATCACCAGATTCATAAAAAATTTGCTCCTTTGTCTTATCAGAAGTCAGCCAGCTGGTCGGAGGCTGCGCCCGTTGCGGTGAACCGGTTCTGCGGATCGCTGTCCTGCGTGCGCAGTTTTTCCTTCAGTGCTGCCAGCTCTGTGGTCAGTGAAGTGATTTTCTGGCTGTCCTGCTGATGGCGTGTTTCCAGTGCATTAAAACGGTCGATAATGTCGGCCTGTGACGTTGCGACGCCTTCCACCGCTTCCTGAATGCGGGAGAAACTGGCGTCATCCGCTTTGCGGCCACGGCCAATAATCCCCATAACGCGGTTAAACCACTGGGTGCCTTCTTCCTGACGTTGTTCGGTGAGTTCGATAAGTTCTGACTCCATAGCGGCGGTAAACATCGCCACGTCTCCCTGCTGACAGTTGAATGTCATCAGTTGCATACGTTGTTGTGCCGCAAAGGCCAGACGTTCCGTGCCCAGGCTGGCGGGGGTGTCGGTCATTGCCAGCCCGCGCAGGTAAGGGCCTCCCGTGATGGTTGACTGTGGTTCCAGCTCAATACTGGAGTAAATTTTTTTACCATCGTTAAGCAGGGACATCATGCGAGCGGTCGGCTCAATTTCGGCATACAGTGCCGTGCGACCTGCCAGCGGGCCATCGGTTATGTCTTCGGTGCTCAACCCCACAACATCGCCCATAGCGGAAAACTCGCTACCGGGGAGTGGTGACAGGATGTGCTCAATATTCACACGTGCACCATAAACGGACGGGTTATAACTGGTGGCGGCAGCTTTCAGCATGTCGCCGTTGATTTCGCGCCCGTCTGCCGTTACACCGGAGACAGCCACTCGAAACTTTTTGCGGGATGTCTTTTTTTCATTAGCCATAGTTTTTGCCCCTCTGACTGGTTCTTCAGTCATGATGGCAAAGCGTAACAGGCTGATACAAAGGGCTTTTGTTGTAAGAAAACAGTCAGAACAGGGGGTTAAGGAGAACGGTTTCGCGCGCGGGTAATCTTCCTGTAATTACTCAGGGGGAGCAATGATTCAGGACGCTTTTGTGCGCCAGCGTGCGCGGCAACTTTACTGGCAGGGTTATCCGCCCGCAGAAATATCACGTCTGATGGGAATAAACCCGAACACGATTTATGCGTGGAAAAAACGCGACCAGTGGGATGAAACGCCACCCGTGCAGCGTGTCACGCAGTCCATCGATGCGCGCCTCATCCAGCTTACTGAAAAACAGAATAAAACAGGCGGTGACTTTAAGGAAATAGACCTGCTGACCCGGCAGCTTAAAAAGCTGCATGATGGCCAGCCGGATGTGATGGGCGCAGGAAAGAAAGGCCGGGCGAAAAAACTCAAAAATCATTTCACGCCGGAACAGATTGCCGCACTGCGGGAAAAAATCATCAGCAGGCTGGAGTGGCATCAGCGGGGCTGGTTTGACTCCCTGACCCTTTGCAGGGAAGCAGGGATACGTAACAGGATGATCCTGAAATCCCGACAGATTGGGGCGACCTGGTATTTTGCACAGGAAGCACTGCTGATGGCGCTGCGTGACGATGTGGCGCAACCTTACCAGCGTAACCAGATTTTTTTGTCTGCGTCGCGTCGTCAGGCGTTCCAGTTTAAAAGCATTATTCAGAAGGCCGCGGCTGAAGTTGATGTGGAGCTGAAAGGGGGCGATAAAATCATCCTCTCCAACGGCGCAGAGCTGCATTTTCTCGGCACTTCTGCTGCGTCGGCACAGTCCTATACGGGCAATTTTTATTTTGATGAATTCTTCTGGGTCAGTCGCTTTGCTGAACTGCGCAAGGTGGCTGGCGCTATGGCAACCCTCAGCGGACTGCGGCGCACCTACTTCTCCACGCCATCCACCGAAACGCACGAGGCATACGCCTACTGGAACGGCGACCGCTGGAACGAGAAAAAGGCCACGCATAAACGCCAGCGTTTTTCTGTGGACTGGAAAACGCTGCATAACGGGCTTATCTGCCCTGACCGGACGTGGCGGCAAATTGTCACGCTGGAAGATGTGGTTAATCACGGCTGGAAACACACCGATATTGATGAAATTCGTGATGAAAACACCGAAGACGAGTTCCTCAATCTCTATATGTGTGAGTTTGTCCGCGAAGGGGAATCGGCATTTAACCTGAATATCCTGATTGGCTGTGGTGTTGACGGATACGACGACTGGAAAGACTGGAAACCTTTTGCTCCCCGCCCGATGGGGAATCGTCCGGTATGGATTGGGTATGACGCAAACGGCAGCAGTGGCAACGGCGACAGCGGCGCTGTGTCCGTGGTGGTTCCTCCGGCTGTTCCTGGTGGCCGTTTTCGAACGGTGGAGACGCGACGCGTTCAGGGGCTGGAGTTTGAAGAACAGGCTAGAGTCATTGAAGAGTTCACGTGTCGCTACAACGTGGAACACATCGGCATTGATGTGACAGGCGGGAACGGGGAGGCTGTTTATCAGATAGTGAAACGTTTTTTCCCTGCTGCTATTCCGTACACCTTCACGCTGTCATCAAAACGGTCGCTGGTACTGAAAATGCTGCAAATAATGCGTGCCGGGCGGTGGGAATACGATCGCGCCGAACGCGAGCTGGTCGCGGCCTTTAACGCCGTGCGTAAGGTGAAAACACCGGGCGGCTTTATCACTTACGAAACGGACCGCGCGAGGGGGATCAGCCACGGCGACCTTGCGTGGGCAACCATGCTTGCTGTCATTAACGAACCGATTGGCGGCGAAGGAGAAAACGAGCGTTTCACGGTTATGGAGTTCTGATGAGCAGAAAAAATAAAAAAGTGCGCATGAGTTCACGCATTGATCTCGCTGATGCGCTCAGGAAAGAATCATCGCTCAGTGCATTCACATTTGATGGTCCTTATCGCCTGACCGGGCATGACCTGCTGGACAATATGTACTGTGCTGATAACGGGCGGTGGTATGAAACCCCGGTGGACTGGTACGGTCTGGCAAGAGCAGCCCGGCAAACGTCCTGGCATCAGTCTGCGCTTTACTTTAAGCGCAATGTATTACTCGGTTGCTACATCCCGCACCCGCTGCTTTCCCGGCAGGATTTCTCGGCGCTGGCGCTGGACTGGTTTGTGTTCGGTAACGCATTCCTTGAGCTTCGAAGCAATATGCTCGGCGAACCGCTTAAATTACGGCACGCACTGGCGAAATACATGCGACGCGGAAGCGATCTTGAATCATGGTGGTATGTGCAGGATGGCAAGGACGCGTTCCAGTTTCGCCCTGGCAAAGTGTGCCACCTGATGAATCCGGACATTAACCAGGAAATTTACGGCATGCCGGAATATCTTGGCGCATTACTCTCGGCCAGCCTGTCTCATTCGGCGGACATGTTCAGAAAACTGTATTACGACAATGGATCCCACGCCGGGTGCATCATCTACATCGGTGCAGCGCAGGTAAACCGCGAAAGCATGGACTCCCTGAAAGAAACGTTACAGGGTGCGCGTGGTGGTGGTGCGTTTAAAAACGTGCTCATCCATGCGCCCAACGGGGGCAAAGAGGGGGTGCAAATTTTGCCGTTCCAGCAGATCACCGCAAAGGATGAGTTCATGAATGTTAAGGCGGCATCCCGTGATGATGTGCTGGCTGCGCACCGTGTCCCGCCGCAACTGATGGGGGCGATGCCGGGTGAAAAAAGTGCGTTTGGTGATGTGGAGAAGGCCGCGCGGGTTTACGCAATTAACGAGCTGATGCCCGTCATGGAGGCCATGAAGCACATCAATGACTGGCTTGGCGAAGAGGTGATCCGCTTTAACCCTTACGCACTGTTAGACACCCAGCCCACATCCTGACGCGCTTCGCTTGTCTGCTGCTTCGCCGGGGCATAAAAAATTTATGCCCCGACTCTCCAGCTCCTGTATCAGTCAGATAATTTCACGACGCTTTCCTGCTTATTGCCATCATCGACGGTCAGACTCTTACGCAATCCCTCCGCGTTAACTGCATGTTCTCACCGCCTCAGTGCGATTTTGACGTCCTTACCTTTCACCCCATCAAATCAAAAGCCCTCACGTCTTTTTCACGCTCAGCGTGAGAAATACAGCCATTCTGTTGTGTTGCTGCGACATCGTTCAGGGGATGCTATTTACCCCCTGAAACGCGGGCTGTTCCCCCGTCACCTGCGCGCAGAAAAAGCGCGTTTTTTTGTGCACGCACGGATCCTTGACGGATCCAGCCGCCACGCGGGCCGGAAGGGCAAAAAGTCGTTCAAAAAAATTGTGCAAATTTGTGCACTATTGTGCATTGAAATAAACGCCCTGGAAGAGGGCGTTTTGGCTCATTTCTATAGCTTTGATGCAGGCTGGGCTAGGTCTCCTTTGATGCCAGTGTTTACAACCTGACAAGCCTCTTTGAGTACCCAGTCAACAGCGTCTTTCCATGCTCCGGTTTCGGCTGGCGGATTCTCACGCTTTACAAGTTCATAGAATCGTACTGCTCTAACCAGTCCATCTGACGGTTTTGCCTGTAGTGCAGCCTGAGCTATGCGGTATGCCTGGAGCATACGGGCGTCGTTGATATCCATTCCGAACGGAATTTCTGATGATTGTGATTCTGCATCTTCAAGCCTGGCAATTTCTTTACGTAAAAAGTATTTCAACTCTTGTTTTTGTTTTCTGTTCATGCGTTTTTTCCCTTTTTGTCTGTCACTTCTCCCCTGATAATTTCATTGCACAAATCCACGCACTCATTGCAGATGCAAACAGACGGTCCGGCAATCACCTTTGTGACTTCGTACTGAGATTTATTGCAGAAGCTGCAATAAATCGTCTCCTCGCCTGAAGTCCATGTTTTGCTGGTTTCGCCAGACATCAGTTGTTTGAGGTCTTTTTCACGACGAAGAACTATCTGGCCACATTCAGCTATTTTTTGGATGTTGACATTTTCTTCTTTCGCCAGCGCTTCCATCCGCTCAATCAGTCGCTGCGCTTTTTCTCTGTCAATGTGTTGCATTGTGTCCCCCTTGTTTATGTTCCCGGATTAAAGTCATCAGGGCGGATGCGCCCTGATATTGTGTTATTCGGGAAATAACGCCCTGATATTTCCGGCCATCCGACTGGTTATCTGTGTGGTTGGTACTGGCTGTGACGCGGGGCGTTCTGTCCTGGTTTGTGTCACTGATAACGCCTCATCGTCAGCCCATGCAGCCAGTCGGTAAGCCTCTGCCGGATTCATTTTCAGAAGTGCCAGCCCGGCCAGAAAAGCCACACGTTGGCCGCTTTTGCGGGCTTCTGGTGTAAGGCTGTCCAGCCAGGCGCATGCTTCGCCTTCGTTCTTGACGGCGGCGGGCTTCAGATAGAAACTTATCCGTCTGGTTGGTGTCGTCATTGGTTTACTCCTTGTCCATTGCGTACAGCCCATTAACCAGAGCAAACTGTGGCACCCCGTCCGCGATGAAAGTCGCATTAACTCCGCAGGCTTCGCGGATAGCGGGTGCCACAATCTCCGCCCCGCCACCGACAACCATCACCCGCCCGTAACCCGAAAAACCCGCCAGCGCGCGGATCACTCGTTGTTTCAGTGTTTCTTCCTTTTCACGAATAACCGCCATCAGGCTGTCGTAATGCGCGTCATTGTGGATGTGCTGGCGCAGCCAGGCTTCATCGTGGCGATGTTCGATAATGGTATTGGCGATATGGTGACTGGTACGCATACCGTTAGTGGCCATCACCGACAGTACGGCATCGGCCATCAGGGAAACGCCTACGTGTGGATCGCAAAACACCTGGCTGATACCTGCCAGTTGTCCCTGGACCTTTGCCACATCCAGCGTGGTTCCGCCTAAATCCACAATCAGCAGGGATTCAAACGGACTCATGTCAGCCAGTGCCTTAAAGCCAGCCGGAATGGATTCAGGTATAACCCGCACGTTACGGATAGTGAATGCTTCGCCGTTCTGGTACTCCACCGGGCGCATAACGTTCGCTTTTTTGCGGTTGATGTTGGCCATGTCCGGCTGTGCGTTTGTGTCGAAATACTCGCTCAGTGGCAGGGTGACAACCACATCCACCTCCTGTGGTGTGATGCCTGATTTGACCAGCGCGTGGTGAATGGCGATTACATTCACATCGCTGTACTGGTATTGCGTGTCGGTCGTCTGGACAAAGCGATCGCTGACCGGGTCAAAACCATAGCGCACGCCATCAAGCATGTAGTTCGCAGGCTGCGAGCCACCGAACGGCGCAGACCATTCCGACTTGAAGCTGTTCGGGCTGATGGCGTTGCGGCGTTCGCCGTTCTCAGTCCATGCCAGCTTGATGTTGGTGGAGCCGTCGTCGATACAAATTTTCATGTCGCTTTTCCTTATGTTGATTAATTAATCGGTTACAGGATTTTTAAATCCCGCTTTTGCCTGTTTTGTGCGCGCTTCATATATCGCGGCGCGTTTTTTGCTCATTTACGGGATTTGTGAGTCCCGTTTCTGTCTGTTTTTTGTTTCCACTGGTCAGGCTACCCCGCAGCAGGTCTGCTTTGCGGTGGGCGCGTTCAGTGGTTTCACTGATTCTCTGTGCGTGCTCTGCGTCACGGATGGCGCGCAGCATGTCAGAAAGCACGGTAACGGGGGTTTTCATGGTGTTCTGGTCCTGCTGAAGTGTGGATGCCAGACGTGCGGCGGCTTCGGGGTCTGATGCCCCCAGTTGTTCCAGATAGCTGGCGACCGGGTTATGGCGGATCTCTGTGCTGCTTACGCCGTGATTGCGGCTCAGGCGCTGCCAGAGCTGCGTGATTCGGCTGTCCGGGCGGGTATCCGGTTTGCGTACAATTTCAAATCCCTGCGGTGCAATGATGCTGCCGTCAACGTACAGACTGCCGCCCCGTAACAGGTGCTGCATCTGCTGTTCACCGATATGCAGGCCGAGAGATTCAGCAGACTCCCGCCATTCTTTAGCGAGTAATTCGTGGTTATCAGGCAAAGGCCGCTGCTGTTTGCGTCTCTGTGTCCAGCTCTGCATTTCATCACTGCTGTTTTTTGCCTGTTTGTCACGAAGCGAACGCATCAGCGCCCGGCGTTCGTGCCGTTTCAGTGAGCGCATCCATTCGTTCACTTCAACGCCGTCAGGGAGCTGCGGCCACGGTGCTGGCCGTTCTTCCGGCTGTTCTGTCCCGTTGTTGTCCGTTTCCTGTACACGGGGACAGTTATTGCCACGAGTCCAAGGGGCGGCAGGGCCGCCCTGAAGGTCAAAATCATTTTCGCGGGTGCTGTCTTCCGCTTCCGGTTTACGTCTTACCAGCTTCCAGTTATCCGGGTGCGTGCACACACGGGAGGATTCCCCGATGAGTGGTGACCAGATCCCGTAAATCTGTACGCTCTGTTCGCCGTAATCGTTCAGCTCATCTGCGAGGTCGTAGGCGGTGCGAATCAGGTAGTCCTTGCGTGGAACAAGTACGCCACCCTGTTTTTCAATGTAGGAGGCAAAACACCCGGCATCAGCGGCAGCGAGTACCGCATCCATTGCGTCATCCTTCAGCCGTTGCGGGCCTTCCGGGTTGCGTGCCATCTGGCTGGCAAGGCGGCGCAGTTCACGCCACACCTGACGGGAGGGGATGCCAAAGAACTGGAACTGGCGGACCCGGTGAAGGCGCGCCCAGCCGATGGCGCGCTCCACGCTCTCGGCCATTGATTTTCCGGTTTCGTGGTCAACGCGTGGTTTGCCCGTTTTCGGGTCGATGCCATCCACGGCGCGGCTGTCCAGGTTTTTTCCGATGTAGGTCGCGATATAGCTGGTTGGTGTGCCTTTTGAGCCGTCGACATACTCCACCTTAAAGCGCGGAGTAATATCATTGCCCAGCTCGTGGCGGTCTTCCTGAATGGCAATATCGCGGGTGATGGCCACGATGCTGTCGATTTCTTCCGGATGAGCAAAGACCATCATATGCCAGTGCACGGTGCCGTCATGGTGAGGCTCCACCGTGCGGATGCCATACCAGCGCAGACCGTCGCGGTTCAGTTTTTTGCGGACTGCCGCAAAAAACGTGTTAACCAGGTAATCGCTGGAGTCGCGCATGGTGGCCCCGTTCCATTTGGGATTCGGATGACCGTTCTCTGTTGTGGCGTGGTATTTTGACGGGCAGGTGACAGTCAGAAACACCGCTCTGTCGCCACGGGCTTCGGCCAGAAGTTCCAGCCCCCTCATGGTGGCCATCATTTCTGCCTTACGGTGAACCGGGTTACTTACTCCCGCGTAATACACTGTCTCGAGATCAATCGTGAACCCGTCTTCGTTTTCCAGCATGAAACTTTTCAGGAAATCGCGTGTTTTCTCGCGCTGCGCGCGAAACTCGCTTAATGCGTCCTGACTCAGATAGGGCGATGTTTTTCTGGAAACCAGACAGGCGGCGCGGAGTTGTTCTTCCCGCCACTCGCAACGTAACAGCCACAGTTTGCGTTTCCACCATTCAGCACAGGTCAGGCGAAGGATTGCGCCTGGCAGCAGCTCTGTGTCCGGTTCGTTCCTCCGATCTCTATCTGTTGTCAGTGCGTCATAATGTGGAGGCATGGCGTGCAGATGTAACGCCATGCGGGCCAGCATCTGATACGCCTTCAGCGTTACATCCATGGTCAGCTCACCATCGGTCGCGCCAAAGCCATCGCAGAGTTTTTCGAATGTGCTACTGAACATTGCTGCCGTCATGGTGGCCAGTGTCTGTACCTGGTGTTTGTTGAGCTGCGGCAGGTAAAGCAAATCGTCCAGGCGTTCGCGTCCGGCAATGGAGCGATAACCCTGTGTCAGCCAGCGTCCGTCAGTGCGATCCAGACGTTCGAATATTTTGCGCAGGGTTCCGCGTGCATAGCGTTCCGCCTGCCAGCTCTTTTTGCCTTTCCGGCGATCGGCTTCCTGTTTTTTGCGCAGGAAAGAGAGGTGGCGGCTCAGGGGTTCTCGCAGATAAACGGGAAGCACCTTCAGTGTGGCAAAGGCACGGGCCACCGGGTCTTGTTCTGTTGCCCGGCGCTTACTGATGATGCTTTGTGCCAGCTTTTCACGCTGTCCGGCTTCCTCAAGGGATGCCATGAGTTTTTTACCCATGGCGGATTGTGCGAAAAAGGCTTCCTCTTTCGCTTCCTGTTCTTCCTGGGCCTTTTTGTCTGCCTCAAGGTAGTAACGGATGGCGCGTTGCAGGTCGGTTTCAGTTTCCTGCCTGCGCTCCGTAAATCTGGCCGGATCAATGGCTGGCCGTGGTTCATTCCAGCTCCATGCAAACTCACTCATGGCTGGTATCCCGTCACGCGCTGCCACTCCTGCGAGAAGAGGGCGGAAAGGCGGTTAAACTCAGCGGTGTATTCACTCAGCGAGGCACACCCGCCAGCAGTGCGATGCGCCAGCATTGCCGCAAATACGGAGGCCGGGGAGTCGTAATACGCCAGCAGTGATTCGCCGTGCGGTGTCAGGCAGTGCAACGCCAGTCCGTGTGGTGTGAAGTCCACGCGGTAGCAGTCGTCTACTGTGAAATAAAGGGTATCCACATTCTCCGGTTTTGTGGTGCGTGCTCTGTTGTCACGACCACGAATGTAGAGATCAAATAATCCCCGAAGAATGGGAGCCAGACGGGTGTCCTGTGTGCGCACCCATCTTGTGAAGTCATGAGCGTCAATCATGCTGCAATTCTCTCTACTAAGGATGTGCGAAGGCTTCCTGCCAAAAAACTCAGAAGCGGTCGGTTACAGAAATTGGCGTTCTACGAATAGTTATTGCTGGCTTGAGGTTCATTTCTGTTTAATTCCGTGCATGCTGTAGAAGAAATCAAAAGTGTTATCTATGCGTATCATGAGCTCACGCTGCATCGCTTCTGGTGTTTCTGGTTCACCTGGTGAGCCAACTCCCGCGAAGAAATCACCGATCTCGCTTTGAATAAGTGCCTTTAGCGTTGCTGAGGAATTCAGGTGTGTGCGGTGATGTCTGCGAGTGATTCTTCTCCTGCTCATTTGCGTGGATCCTGTACCTGTCGGATAAGATTCACCCGCGCCACATTAGTGGCGCAGAAGTAAGTACCGTCAGTGAGATAGATGTGGTGTGCATCCTTTTCTGAGCGGTGTTTGTCGATTGTGGTAATCAGGCGTTCGTCGACTTCGTATTCACGTCCTCTGGAAGTGAAACGAACGACAGGAAAATGCTTAATTGCCATTACGCCTCCTGGGCGTGTGCGAATACCTCCGCGAATGCGGATTGTTTTTACATTTTCTTATTTAACCTAGGGTTTTTATTTGCGCTGTTATTCGCCAGTGAAAATGCGTTCAATCTTTTTTACTGAATGAATAATTTGCATAATCCCAATGGCGCAGACCACCGAAATAATCAGGACAAGCCATGAGATAAATATACTCATGCAATATTCCCCAGCTTATACGGTTCAATATGCTCCCCGCATTCTGCGGCACAGATCAGCTCGGAAAGTTCGTTAAGTGCATCCAGATCATCAGCGTAAAAAGCCACGTCATACAGACTCCGGATTGCCCTGGTCAATGAGTCACGGGCTGCACGTTCAGCATGAGCGCCTGATGCACTTAAGCGAAAATAAAAACGCTCAAGTGCTTTGTTGATGAGTGTTTTATATTCTTTGTCCATTGCAACACCCTTTAATCTGCTTTCTGGATTTCAGCTTCTGAATCCATGCAAATAATTTCGATATAGGGTTCATTGCCATTAGCCTGGCGCGCTTTTTCAGCTTCGCTAATGATTCCGTGTACAGTCTGGTACGGAAGTTCTACGGTCAGGCGCGTGCCGTTCAGATAAACGTAAGTAGCTGCATTTTTTTCTGATGGGACAACTCCATCAATAGCTGATGCGCGCAATAACAGTTCACCGCGAAAATCAATAAAACGGATAAATACACCTTGTGCATGCTCTTTGGTCATAACGCACCTGTTATAAATCAGTCTGTTTAATAAAACTTTGCCCGCGAAGCAGACGATCAACCGTGCGAAGTGCTTCGTACAATGTGAAATCCTGTCCGAACTGATTGTCGCCGCTGCTTAGTGCAAAAATGCGGTTTCCGGTAAACGGATTGCGTGGGCATCTGTGAACCACGATTCCAGCTTTTTCAATTAGCCAGGTGTGTTCGCCAATTTGTTTTACTGTGTGGCCATCAGGTGTTGCGTGCGTCTCGCTCAGGCTGTAGCGGATGTTGCTGCGTGATGCGTTGGTAGCGAAATGGTTAGCGTGGCGTTCTGTTCCGGTACGAAAATTACGGCGTTGCTTCAGCATAAAATGACACCTCGTTATTTTGTCATCTGCACGTATTTCTCTGCGCTCCTGATTGTTTTCAGGAAAAGAGCGAAAAGATTTACTGTGCGTCTTGAGTTCTTTTCATCTTGGTTGATGGGAATTGAACCTCTGTCAGCCTGTCTTTTCACTGTGTTAACAGCTTGGTTGGTACGCTTTGCGTAATCTTTCAGGCTTTCTTCAAGTACTGGTAACCCATGCTCATCGCGGTAGGGATAGAACGCTGCTAAACGCTCAAAGTCTGCCTGTTCGTGTGTGTTCAGGACTTTTGCCATGTGTGATAACCTGCGCTATCTGTGGTTGTTTGTGACTTGGTGTACTTATAAGTACACCTTGTGCGCAAGCTTAGTGTACTTATAGGAACACTGTCAATGCTTATCGGTGAAAAAATTAGAGTGATTCGTGAATCAGAGGATTTAACGCGCGAAGAATTTTGCGGCCTGATTGATGTGCCTATCGGCACTTTGCGTCGTTATGAAACGGGGCGGATTGAAAACATAGGGGGCGAAGTGCTTATCAAGATTGTTAATCACCCTCGCTTTTTTAAGTACATGAATTGGCTTATGACAGGAAAAACGAATGAGGCTGCTGGGCAGATCAGTCCCTCTCTCTCCCCTGATGGGCCAGAAAACACATCGTCTTCTCAAAAGCCCCGCAAGACTGGTACACAGCCCGGCTAATCATGGAACGCTGGGGGCATGGTGGTCTTGTAACGCTGGGGTTTCACGAATGAGCATAAAATCAATTCCGGGAGGGTATCTTCTTGACATGCGCCCTGAGGGGCGTAAAGGCAAACGCATTCGCAAAAAATTTAAAACGAAATCGGATGCAGTTTTATATGAGCGGTGGGTGCTGGCGCAACAGCATAACAATGAGTGGAAAGGAAACTCTATTGATCGCCGTCCTCTGTCAGTGCTTATTGACTTGTGGTGGAAATACCACGGCCAGCTAATGAAGTCAGGGCATAACACGCGCCTTAAATTGCTGCGCTTGAGTGAGGCAATGGATGACCCGTGTGTGCATAAACTTAATACAACGATGCTCACCGAGCTACGTGTGTCCAGGATAGAGCAGGGGATACAGCCCAGCACCATTAATCGAGAGATTGGGGCGTTAAGCGCGATGTTTACCGCACTCATCTCATCCGGCCATTTTCTTAACGATAACCCCGTTCAAGGCCTTAAAGGAATGAAGGTTAACGAGCGCGAAATGGGATATCTGAGTAAGTCTGAATGTGTTCAGTTGCTGGATGCACTGGCTGAAAATCCCGATGAACGGCTGGCTGTCGAAATCCTTCTGTCGACCGGGGCGCGATGGGGCGAGGTAGCGGCACTGGAGCAGCGCCGTGTTCTTCATTGTCGAATCACTTTTTCAAAAACGAAGAACAGCAAAAACCGTACCGTTCCTATTTCTGAAAGCCTGTTTGAAAAGATCAAAAAACGGGGCGGGAAACTGGTGTTTCCGACGCTGGATTATCCATTGGTTCGCGATGTCATCAAAACGGTCGCACCTGATGTTCCTGACGGCCAGGCTGTTCATGCGCTGCGCCACACCTTCGCCAGTCATTTCATGATGAACGGCGGCAATATTCTGACCCTCCAGAAAATTTTGGGGCACGCAAAGATTCAGACAACGATGATTTATGCCCATCTTGCGCCGGATTACCTGCAGGATGCGGTGAGATTTAATCCCCTTGGAGATGCCTTATATGAAGCCTCTTAAATTTGATGATTTTCCATATGCAGACAGGTCTCTTAATGATAATGAACGTGGGCATTTGCAGGTTCTGCAACAGATTTCGCCCAAATTATTTATTCAATTCCTCAAAGATAGAGGAGCCAGAACCTCTTGTCTCTCGTGTGGGCGCCCAGATTTGTTTATTCCACATACGGTTGTTCACGGCACAGACCCTGAACTTGATGATTATGATGATTCAAATGATTGGGAATATGTCACTCCCATACACAAGGAGAACGAGCCCATTAACATCTACAATACTCGGTATGAAGTGTCATGTTCTTATTGCGGCTTCACATCCACATATACAGCCCACACAGTTGTTTGTTGGGCAAGAGACAAAGGATATATAGTTTGGGAGGGAATCTGAGTGGCATATGCTAAAAGTGAGCATGGCATAACCCTTATTCGTGAGGACATTGGCAACTCTTTCGATGGGGGAGGCGGTGATAGTGGAGGCGGAATGTCAGATAAACTTGAAAGGCGAATTGAGCGGCTCGAAGGTGATTTATCGCTAACAAGAAACGACCTTGCGACGCTTACTGAACGCACTACAAACCTCTCAACCAAAGCTGATGTTGGTGAGGTGAAAGGTGAGCTCAAAGCAGACATTGCTCATCTGAAAGGTGATCTTAAATGCGATATTGCGAATCTGAAAGGTGAGCTTAAATCTGATACAGCTCACCTGAAAGAGCAGCTCAAATCAGACATTAACAGCCTGAAGGGTGAGCTTACCGAAGCGATGGATAAACGCTTTGACAAGATTATGGATGAGATGAATCGGCGGTTTGACAAGGTTGATGATAATACGAAGTGGCGTTGGAGTGGCATTATTGTGCCAGTATGCACAACCATTTTCACGGCGGCGGTTGCTGTATTTGTTGCTAAATTTGTTGGCTGATGATCCACAAAGTGACCACATCCCTGTTATTTGTTGTGGTTGGCTGTGTTTTTGTGTGTCTGTAAGTCTTTGATAATTATCTAACTTATTGATTTTTGTTTGTGTTTATGGCCGCTCTGCGGCCTTTTTTCTTTTCACTGTCGAAGAGTCACCGTAAAATCAA